TCAAATCTGCTACGAAAGACTGATTCATCGCTCGATTTGATATAATTTTATTGATATGATGAGGTTGCAACATTGGATTTTTCTTAATCGTATTAAAGAAAGAATCTCTATCTATCATCTTATCTAGATGATTTGCAGATCCGTATCTGCAAAGGAAGTCTTTGTGTTGTTCTTTGATCATCTTTTTGCAATCCCAATGTCGTCTTCTGTCACAATGATAAATTTCATTCCTCTTTCCTCTGCATATGCTTTAGCTGCTTTCCATTTGGCATCGTTCACTGTCCATGTCATTGCTTCTGTGAGATAAGTTTTCTCTCTCTTGTTCCCTCTTGTTGGAGGTTGAGTCTGTGACTTTGGTTTCACTTCAATCAAGAACTTACGAACAGAATTATCCGGGTACTTAAAAGTTGCCATGAAGTCTACAAAATATCTATGCATCTTCTCATCGACAGGAGAATAATAAGGAATGATAACTTCCTCCGAACTCCATTCTATGCAAGCCGAATGATTATCTAACCACAAGAGAACCTGCCTTTCCCAAGAAGAACGATAGAAGACATTTGTTGGGTCTCCTCGATATTTCTTCGGATTCTTAACTGTGTATTTTCCCTGATGATATTTTGCCATGATTCCTTCCGATGTAACGTACTATTTAAATAGTTGATCGGATCAACAAAGAACTCTATGGCAAATAACACAAATCCAAAATATGGGGAATACATCACAAATCCTCTTCAGAAGAAAGAGTCTGTTCCTTCATACAAATCAACAGGATTCAACTTTAAAGTAAATCAACCTTTGCAGTATCCGAAAGTGAATCATTCTGATCACTTTGTCAGATTCTTTATCAACTTGGATGAAGAATCCAGAATGTTTACAGAGAAAACAGCAACTGCCATAGGAAATATAGATCAGACAGATCAAACCAGACTCAGAAACAAACCTATTGATCAAGGTGTGTTTCAAACTGCTGCAACGATCGGAGGAACAGCATGGGCTGCTGGCAAAAGTGCTAAAGCTGCAACTGCTGCTCTTAAAGGATTTGAAGGAAATGCTGCATTGAAATCAACCATAATTGTTGCTGGAACTGTATTAGGTGCTGCAGCAGGAGGATTAGCAGCTGGATATCTTTCTAAACAAATCAAGATAGATAAGAAACTGAAGAGACTATCGACATACATCACGTTATACACTCCTGCTACGATATCAAATTCTCAGCAAACATCATGGGACAACTATACAGATGTGATGGCTGATCTTCTGCAACAAGGTTCTGATGCAGAAGTGATGAAATCTATCACAATGGGAGGAATCGCAGCTTCTGCTGGAAGAATTATTGCTACATCAGCATCCGATTTGGTGCAGTCTGCTACAAGAACAGCAGCCAATCCAAAGAAAGATCTACTCTTCAAATCTATTTCCAGAAGAGAATTTTCTTTTGCATATACGTTTGCTCCATCATCTTCGGATGAAGCAACAGAAGTAGCCAACATTATACAGGCTTTCAGATTGTTCTCTGCTCCTGAAGTGATAAAAGGAACAATGGAATTCTTGTACACATATCCAGCTGAGTTTGATATAGAATACGGATTCATCAAAGATGGAGTAGAAAATCAGAATCAATTCTTGAACAAGATTAGTTCATGTGTTCTGAAAAGTGTTCAAGTAGATTACTCTCCTAATGGATCATTTCAAACCCTAGAGAATGGAGAGCCTGTTCAGGTTAACATGACTTTACATTTCGAAGAAATCGAAACACTACATCGCGATCGTATCGCAGCAGGATATTGATATGTACTTTGATAAATTCCCATATACGACTTTCGCAGACGGAAAAGAAGAAACCCTCGTATGTGATTTCGTTTCTGCGATTGATATGATCTACAATCCAATAGATTATCCAGATCTTTTCGAAGATTACTATCTACAGGATGGAGAGAAGATAGAAAACGTTGCATATGCTTTATATGGATCAACCGAATATCACTGGGTGTTGATCTACATCAATGGAATCAAAGATCCATACAACGATCTTCCACAGAAAGATTACATTCTTCGAGAAGCATGCGCAGAAATTTATGGATCCGTTGATGGATTACACCACTACGAAAGTGCTTCTAATCCAGGAGAAATAGTTGACTTTATCTATACTCCTTCTATCAGAATCACCAACATTGAGCACATGACACAGGAAAATGAGAAGAAAAGAAAGATAAAAGTTCTAAGGACTCAATATTTGTCCGATTTTGTTTCTATGTATATGCAGAAAGTACAAGCATGATTAAAGAACAGCATAAAAATTTCCTAGCAAGATATGGCTCGAAAGAACATCATGATGAATTAGTTCATGATCCAGATTTTCGAGTAAGAGGATTTCTTGCATATAACAAAAATTTACATCCAGATCATATTGATCATTTATTGCATCACAGTGATTATGATATCAAGTCAATACTAACATCTCATCCTAATTTGAATCACGAGCAACTAGATGGATTAGCTAGAATGCACGATCCATCAATTCTGTATAGATTAGCAGAACATCCAAATATCAAAGATCATCTACATACTTTGATAGATAGTACGAATGTTATGGATGCATCACATAATACAGCAGCAAAACTCTATCTTCTGAGTCTTCTGAGAATGAATGATCACTTGGATAAAACTCATCTTGAGAAGCTTATCAATGATCCATATAGCAATTCTGTTAGAGAAGCAGCCCTAGCAAGGAAGAATAGATGAGCACAATTGCATTTGCCGGTGAATATTCTTTAACCAGAGCAGAAATCACTTCATACAATGGAGCAGCTGTTTCTATCATGGAACTTATTCATGAAATTACGATCTATGAGGATATCTACTCTCCTTTTTTGACAATGGAAGTTCTGATTGAAGATCAGATTGGATTATATCATAAGCTTCCTATCATAGGAGAAGAAACACTTACTGTCACCATTACGAATACAGACGGAGAATTTGGATACAAGGACTTTACATTTTCTGTATTCAAGACTAAAGATTTCTTAGAGAAGGGACAGAGAGGATTTATCTACAAGATGTGTTGCATATCAACAGAAGCAATCAAAGATATGAACATCAAGTTGTCGAAATCATACAAAGGAACAGCTAAGGATATCGCGCAGAACATTCTAGTGAAAGAAGGATTGACAACTACCAAGAAAGTTATTGTAGAAGAGACAGATGGAACGCTCGCATACATCTCAAATTATTGGCCTCCAATCAAGAACCTGAAATATCTTTGTCAGAGAGCTGTATCGAAAATTTCAAAGTCTCCATCATTCATGTTCTTCGAGAACAAATATGGATTTTACTTCACATCTCTTGCTACACTGAAAGGACAGGCTCCGATTGGATCATACTTCTATTCTGCTAATCCAGGAACTGATGTTGCAGAATCTCTTCAAAGAGTAGAAGCCATCTACATTGATAGAGGAATAGATTACATCGAGAAGATTCAGAATGGAGCATATGGATCAAATGTTGTATATGTCGATCCAACGAGAAAGTCTTACATGTATAAGTATCTGGATTTTCTACAAATGTTTAATAGTCAACCTCGTATGAATTCTTTGCCATATGGAACCCAAGATGCTACGAGAAGAGTAAACGGAACTTTCAACTGTAACATCACTCCAACATATGCAAGAAATGGCATGAAGGATGAGTATTCCGAAAGATGGTTCCAAGAAAGACTTGGCGAATTGAGTACTCTTCGTTCTTTTGAAATTCAGATCGAAGTTCCTGGAACACTAGAAGTTGCTGTTGGACAGACTACAGATTTTTACATGTATTCTGGAGATGTTCCTGATTCATCAAATACTAATTCTTCGCTTGATCCAGTTTTTTCTGGTAGATATCTGATAACTGGGATTAATCATTCATTCAATAGGACACGGCATGTTATGTTGCTAACATTATCCAAAGACTCTCTAATCAAGGCAAGTGCATGATCAAAGAACAACACAAAGAATTCTTAGCAAAGTATGGTTCAAAAGAACATCATGATGAGTTGGTGCATGATAAAGATCCGGATGTTCGGTTCAAGCTAACTAGCAATCCATCTCTTCATAAAGAACACATGGATAAATTAATCAATGATACAAGCTATATTGTTCGAATGACTCTAGCTAAAAATCCATCTATTCATAAAGAACACATGGATAAGCTAGTGAATGATGAAGATTCAAATGTACGATATGATCTATCTTGGAATCCATCTATTCATAAAGAACATATGGATAAGCTAGTTAAAGATAGAAATTATACTGTTCGTCATGGGTTGGCTAGAAATCCATCTATTCATAAAGACCACATGGACATGTTAATAAATGATGGACATTCAGGTGTTCGATATAGTCTAGCTGGAAATCCTTCTCTTCATAAAGATCATATAGACAAGCTAATGAATGATCCTGATGAAGGTGTTCGATATAGTCTAGCTAGAAATCCTAATCTTCATAAAGAACACATTGACAAACTTGTGAATGATCCTGATGAAGATGTTCGGAATTCTATTAAACAACATCCAAATTACAAGCCATGATCAAAGAACAACATAAGAAATTCTTAGCAAGATATGGCAATCCCGATCATGTTGATATGCATGATGAAGATATCCATGAAGATATCGCTATGAATCCTCTGATCAAGAAAGAGCAAGGAGAACATCTATTGAATCATTCACATGATGGTGTAAGAGGAATTTATTCAGATTATACTCCGCATTACGACCATTTGCTGGAGCTATCAAAATCCAGATCATCTATGGTTAGAAATGGAACTGTTTTCAATGACTTAGCTGATCATAAGATATTTGAAAATAATCTAGGATTCATTGCACCAGAAGCATATGTAACGAATACTATATCAAGACATAAAAATGCATCAAAGAAGAACCTCGAAACAATAGTCGAAAAAGGACTAGCTGGGGAATATAATGCAAAGAAAAGATTAGAAAAGGGAGATTATATCAATGATCTATGATGCAGTAGTAGAGAACATCAATGATCCAATGAAACTCGGAAGAGTTCAAGTCCGTGTCTTTGGATTGAACACAGATAACACTGCATTGATTCCAACCGAAGATCTGACATGGGCAAGAGTCTTGATGTCGAACTCGTCTGCATCCATGTCAGGGATTGGTTTATCGCCTTCAGGTTTACTTCCTGGAGCATGGGTGATGGTAGCGTACCAAGATGCAGAAGAACAGTACCCGATAGTGATTGGCTCTTATCATGGAATTCCATCTTCGGCTTCAACGACAACCAAAGCAAACGATGATCTGGCATTCGCATCAGTAGAAGTTCATAAAGATGCTCAAGCAAATCAAGGAACATATACTCCTCCGGATAGCGATCTAGTTCTTCCAACATCAGATTCAACCGATCTTTCTAGCATGCCTATCGTTCCTCCAAAAGGAACACCAAATTACGATGCAGCTACGAAAAATATTGGAATCATAATTGCATCATGTAAATCTGCAGGAATTACAACAAGAAAAGCTATTGCATCGATTCTAGGAGTGATTGGTGGAGAGTGTATGTGGATTCCAACAAAAGGGAACTACAATTATTCTTCTAATAGACTTACAGAAGTTTTCCCATCCGTTTTCCCTACGATAGAATCGGCAAAGCCATATGCAAACAATCCAGTAGCTTTACCAGAAAAACTCTATGGCGTAGGAACAAAGAAGGGATCTGTTTTAGGGAATACTCAAGTAGGCGATGCTTCTAGATATATTGATAGAGGATTTCTTCAGCTTCTTGGAAGATACAATTACAATAAATACGGCAATCTAGCTTCGGTTGATATCATTTCAAATCCAGATTTGATGATTTCAAATCCTGTCATATCAGCTAAAGTCTGTATTGCCTATGTTTTGGATAGAGTCAAAGTTTCACAATCATCTGATGGATATTTTGATGCTGTCAAGAATGCTGTGGGCAACAATACACCTGATATAGCAATCAAGAAAAGAAAATTCTATGAATACTTCATGTCTGGTGCTGATAATTCAACAAATAATGAAAAAGAGATAGATCAGACTCCTCCTGAAAAGTTTGACATAGCTGCAGCAAATGATCCTTCTATCTATTCTGCTAAAGCTGGATTCTCTGATCCAGATGGAAAATATCCATTGTACATCAATGAACAAGATACATCCAGGTTAGCTCGCAGAGAAAGACTTGATAAGACAATTGTTCAAAAGAAGAACGATAATCGTGTGAAGGGAATAGAGTCATTCAATACAAAATGGGATGAACAAATCAGCCCATACAATACAACATATCCATTCAATCAGGTTAGAGAATCTGTAGCTGGACATGTCATAGAGATAGATGATACACCAAATTCAGAACGTCTGCATATCTATCATAAATCTGGTTCATATGTTGAAATCGACAATACTGGATCCAGAACAACTCGTATTGTTGGATCATCTTATGAAATCATAGATTATAATGGACATATCTATATCGGTGGATCATGTAACATTACCATCGGAGGACATGCTAATGTAACTATTGGCGGTGATGTGAATGCGAACATCGGTGGATCGGTCAAGGCTAATGTATCGGGTGACGTTGATTTGTCTGTAGCTGGAGACATTGCAGCCTATGCAAAGAATATCAATCTTGAAGCAATGGAACAGATTAGTTTGAAAGCTGGTCTTGCTGTTTCTATGGATGCTGCAATGATCAATATGAACAGTGGTGCTTCTGTACCATCTGGGCTATCTGCTCCGACAACATCTTCAAGTCCATCAATAAAATCTAATCCGGTTCCGACTAAAGCATCTGACTCAAAAGCTGTTCTATTCGAAGCAGATGGTGACTCATTCTCAGGCGATAACTTTATCAAAGAATCTGTTGCAAATGGTGAAATATCAGCCGATGCTGCTACTAAAAAGCCAGTCGAAGGAGACTCATCGAATGTTTCTGGTAAAAATAAAGATCTGATTCCATCATCATGTGCTCAGATTGCATCGATGGATCGATATCCAGATAACCTCAGATTATCTCCTAATTTTACACTCGGACAGGTTTCTAGTCATGCTGCTGTATCCTCTGCATCTGTTAGAGATCAAAACGGATTAACATCAGCTGAAATCGTATGCAATCTTCAAAATGTTTGTTTAAATGTGCTTGAGTTTGTGATCAAGAAATATCCAAATGTTTTTGTTACATCTGGATTTAGATATCCTTCATCAAATGCTAGATCTCAACATCCTAACGGAGAAGCTGTTGATCTTCAATTCAAAAATGTGTCGAAAGCAGAATACTATAAGATAGCTTTGGACTTGGCTCAGAGTATTCCTAACTTTGATCAATTCTTGCTTGAGTATGCTGTGACTACAAATAATCCATGGATTCATATTTCATGTACCAGAAAATCAAACAGAAGACAAATCATGACATTCTACAATCACAAGAAATACAAAGATGGTCTAGTTGACCTCTCTTAAATATTTGATATTAATTTCACCTCTTTCTAAAAGGAAAATAACATGGCTGCAATGACCGACTTTCTCGAAAACAAACTTATTGATTTCATCTTCCGTGGACAAGCATTAGGTATTACTGGCGCATCAGCTGCTGCTGGTACTGGACCAACATCGCTCTATATGGCTCTCTTTACCGCTAATCCTACTGATACAGGCGGTGGAACAGAGGTATCAGGTGGCTCATATGCTCGTGTTGCTGTTTCATCGACTCTTGCTAATTGGGCTGGTACTCAAGCTGCTGCTTCGACTACTGCATCAAGCGGAACTTCAGGAACAACTTCAAATAACAATTCGATCACATTCCCATCACCTACAGCAAGCTGGGGCGTGATTACTGGATTTGGTATTTTTGATGCATCCACTGCTGGTAATCTTCTGGTTTATGGTGCCTTGACGACAAGCAAGACTGTGAACAACGGCGATGCTGCTCCATCATTCACTGCCGCTGCTCTTACATTCCAAATCGATAATTAATCATGGCTCATATATCTGATGACAGAGTACTAGAAAGTACAACGTCAACAGGAACAGGAGCATTAACACTTGCTGGCGGACTGACTGGATTCAAGACATTTGCTTCCAGTATGTCCGTGGGCGATACTTGTTGGTATGCTCTATGGGCTGTTGACGCTAGTGGAAATGCAACTGGAGACTATGAAGAAGGACTCGGGACATATAGCTCTGCGAGTACTTTAACTAGAACGACAGTATTAAAATCTTCAAATGCTAATGCTGTAGTCACACTTGCTGCAGGAACAAAATATGTAGCAATTGCCGCTCTTTCATCTAAAATATTAGGAATAGATAACGAAGCAAAATCTGTTCTTCCTGTCAATGCTGCCACTGCTACGATTACCACACCTTCTGCGTCTGCTTTCTATACAAGAGCATGGGCTGGTAGATCAATGTTCGCATTCATTGGTGCTGATGGAGTCGAGCAACTCATGCAGAATCACCTAGCATCTGCAAAACCAGGATTGTGGCTCCCTCCTGGAAATGCCACGACTGTTCCAGGTGTTACCGGATTAACTGCATGGACAACAACTGGTACAGCAACCGCAAGAACTGTTGCTACAACAAATAAAGCAACTCGCCTGAAAAGATTAGGTTATGTTTCTGCTGCTACTGCTGGAGCTCTTGCATATCAATATTCCGCGTCTGCTCAATTCACATGTGGAACAGGTACTGTTCTTAATGGTGGTGGGTTTCTTTTTGTAATGCAATTCGTTCCTTCTAACGCTGCGGCTGTATCTGGTGAACGATTTTTTGCTGGAATATCTTCAAACGTCGCTGCTCCTACCAACGTAGAGCCTAACACGTTAACAAATACAATAGGCGTTGCTCAGTTATCAACAGATGCAACTCAGTTATATCTTGTATATGGTGGATCAGCAGCACAAACAGCGATTGCATTAGGAGCAACAAACTTTCCAGGAGCAACATTAAGCACGACAGCTTTTGAAATTGCAATTTTTGCCCCATCTAGTGTAGCTAATACATATTACGTCCAGATCACGAATTTAAACACAGAAGCTATCTACACAAATACATTGACAGGAGCTGCGACAATAGTTCCACAATCAACAACTTTACTTGCTCCTAGAATCTGGAAAACAAATAACGCAACTCTGCTTGCTGTTGGATATGACATGGTAAGCACATATCTTGGATCGGAGTGTTAAAATGTATACATTGAATGAATTAACTGGGATTGTAACTAGAGATTCTGATGGATCAATTTGTGCTCCTTGTGAATCTATAGAAGATCCATTGTTTATAGAATATCATAACTGGATCGAAGCTGGAAATTCTCCAAATATTGTTGCTATTGCTCCTTTCGATCCAATAGCATATGAAAAAGATATCATCGATAGAATTCAATTTCTATTAGACTCTACTGCTATGTCCAGAGGATATGATAGCATTCTATCTGCAGCTAGCTACGCTGTATCAAATCATCCAAGATTTGGCGTAGAAGGAAGAGCGTTCTCTGATTGGAGAGACGCTGTATGGGATAAATGTAATCTCATTCTTCATGATGTCAATAATGGACTACGATCGATTCCATCTGTTGATCAGATCATATCAGAACTTCCTGCTCTTTCTATTTGATAGAATCAAATGGCATTTCGTAGTTACAGTTATGCTTCTAAATCTGGCGGGGAAACACTAGCTCTTCCTGCTGGTACATTTTCTGGCGACGTATTAGTTGCTTTTGTTGAATGCGATACATCTGTATATGGTAATGTTGTATTTGATGGAACATGGACTAGAATTGTTTCATCTTCTCTCGCTGGTCCAGATACACAAACTTTAGAAATATGGTATAAAACAGCAGGATCGTCAGAACCAACGCCTACTCCAACGCTTGGAACATCTGATTATCAAATATCAATAGGCGCATGGTCTGGAAGAACGGGAGTAGTTAATGTAAACGCTGTTACATTATCGACAAATGCGAACTCATCTCCTTTTACGACAACGACTAATAGTCTTACTGTCGGAGCAGGCGATGATGTTATTCTTATATCATCGCTAGATACTACAGCTAGTGCATTTGGTGGATCGCCATCATTATCATCCGGATTCACTTCCCAAACATATCATGAAGCATATTTCTTAGCTTCATCGATTCAAAGAATTGATTCTGCTTCTGCTGGTACAATTACCGGAGCTGTCACATGGACTGGAGGAGCAAATGCTGGATGGCAAACTGTTCTTTTAGCATTACCTAATGGCGCAATCCCTCCTGTAATAACAGCCCAGCCAACGAATGCAACAACGAATACAGGAAGCGATGTTACATTTTCGGTAACAGCAACAGGAGCTACATCATATCAATGGCAAAATAACGCATCTGGAAGTTTTGTTGATATTGCAGGAGCGACATCGAGTTCATATATAATATCCCCTGTTACAAATTCTGTAATCGGAGTTCTTTATAGATGTAATGTAATAAATTCAAATGGAACAACGACATCTTCATCTGTTGGGATTTCTGTTCTATGGAACTTAGTTGGAACTGGGCCTAGATATTTTCCATCTTATTCTTATCCATACGGATCTGGTCCATTTGGATCTTTATTGTCTAGCAGAGTTGGAGTATCTACATCTCCAATAAGCCCAACATCTTTATATTCTGTTGCTTCGATATCATCGATTTTATCAACTGGAATTTTACTTTCTGGTACATCATCAACAATTGTATCCAGCTCTTCTTCGATAACAACTGCAGTCAATCTAACCGCAGTTGTTTCCAACTTATCTTCTAGTTCTTCGAATCTTTTAACTGGAATCTCCCTAGCTAGTAATTCGATTTCTAGTTCAACGAATTCTGGAATTCTTTCTACTTCGATAAATTTAGCTGGATCGATATCTTCAAACGGATCTGCTAATGGATCTATTTCTACTCAGATCTATCCATCTGTTACTTTATCATCTGTAGCATTTAGTACATCTTCTTTATCTACAGGAATTGCTCTTGTTGGTAATACATCAGCTATTTCTGCATCAAGTGGAAGTATCTCAACTCCTGTTAATCTATCTGCAAATGCTACGGCTTCGGAATCAACATCTGCAGATATAACAACTAAGATTAATCTTGCTGGTGCATCAAACGCTGTATCATCGATTTCTTCGAGTCTTAGTACACAGATATACCTGAGTGCTAGTTTATTGAATGTAGGTGGATCTGTAGCATCTATGGCTACTGATGTTAGGATTACGTCTGTATTAACATCAATAGCAAGTAGTTCTGCGAATCTTTCAACTGGAATTCCTCTTGTTGGAAATTCCAATGCATCTGTATCCAGCTCTTCCTCGATAACAACTGCAATCAGTCTAAATGCTAATTTGATAGATGTCTCTTCCACATCATCAAATATTCTAACATCTATCAAATTAGCATCGGATGTTGTTTCTAGCTCAGCATCATCTGCTAATCTTTTAATAGCATCTGGATTTGCATCTGGTGCATCTTCTGTTTCTACAGTTTCTACAGCAAATCTTTCAACCGGAATTCCTCTTGTTGTATCTGTTAATTCTACTTCATTAGCTACATCATCGGTATCAACTGGAATTCCTCTTTCTGGTAATTCAAATGCTTCCTCGTTAAGCTCTTCTGGTCTTTCAACTGGAATTCCAATTGCTGGTAATGCGTTAGCAACTTCGACGACTACATCTGGTATTTCTACGAATATTAGATTATCCGGGAATATATCAACTGTTGCATCGAGTTCTTCTGGGATATCAACTGGAATTCCATTAAATGTTACTCTGTCAGCTGTTGCCTCGACGAATGCAGATTTAGCAATTATATCTGTTATATCCAGCAATGTAAGTTCCGTTGCATCTACTTCATCTGGATTAACAACTGCAATCAGACTCAAGATTGATACGGTATCATCCGCTGTTTCTTCATCTAATCTTTCTACAAATATTAGATTTGCTGGCGATGCTAATGCAAGCTCTTCTTCAACTGCATCGATTAATGTATCAACCCTAATCCGATCAGATTTATTTGTCGTATCAAATTCTACCGCAAGTCTTTCTACCAATTTCAATCTAGTTGGTAATGTTTTATCGACTGCGACTTATTCTGGTGCATTGCTCACTCAGATAACAACATCTGGATTTGCTAATTCTACATCGGTATCTTCTGGTGCATTATTATCTGCAATTAGATTGAATGCGATTACATCAAGTTCTGCAACATCAAGTGCAAACCTAACAACAATCACTCGACTGTTCTCTGCTCTTATTGCTGTATCGAATACATCAAACGCCGCTCTGAATACTGGAATTCAACTTGGTTCGAATCTAGTATCCGTTGATACAGCAAATGCAAGCATGTCAACTCTGATAAAGTTGACAGCCAACGTATCTTCGATATCTGTTTCAGGATCAACTTTATCGTTTATAGCTTTGATGAATAGCAATGCCTCTGCATCTGCTGCATCAAATGGATCGTTAGCTACAGGAATAAAGATATCATCAGACTCTTTATCGTCTGCTCTATCTACAGCGTCTTTATTGAATTCGATCAGATTTGTTGGATCTAGCACTGCTAATGCATCTACGACTTCGAATCTTTCAACTGTAATCAGTTTAAATTCTTCTGTTTATGGTGTATCAAGTGGATCTGCAACGATATCAACTGCTACTAGATTTGCTTCGAACTCGATATCTTCTAGTAATACAACATCTGATCTGTCTACTTCGATTGTAATTAGATCGGATGAGATTGTTAGCTCTGTTGCAATATCCAATCTCACTACATCGATTAGACTCGAATCCAATCAATCAACATCTTCTGTATCGATAGGAACATTGAGTGATGCCTTCCATGTTCGTGTTATTTCAGATAGCGAATCGACTGGATATCTTTCAACAGAAATTCATCTAGCAGGATCTGTAACTTCTGGTACATCTGTTGAATCGGATATCTTAACATCGATCTCTCTGAAATCCAATGTTTATTCTGATTCAACATCAATACTAGACACTAGCAAACTTCTGGTTTATAAGACAGGAACAAAAGTTATTGTTCCTGTTTACGATACATTTACATTCATTCTATCCGATAAGAATTTGATTTCGATAGAAAACAATCTATCTGAAACAAGAGTTCTTCCAGAAGAAACCAAAATAAATATCAGTGCTGATGTATCATTGATCAAATCTTTGGCTCAGACATCTACCATAAAAGTTCCACCAAATATAGATTAAAGGATACCATGATTCTAGAAACATTTAAGAAAAGTCCAGTTGAAGTGATAGACTATGACTTCGACTTCAGTGCTTGGTTACTGAAGAGAGGGAATGATATGATATCATCTTTCACAGTAACTTGCTCTGATGGCTTGTATATCACTCAATCAACGAAAATTTCAAATGTAATCAAAGCATTCGTAAGCGGAGGAGTTGATACAAAATCATACGAGGTTTCATGTGTCATTAACACTGCTGGCGGACGCACTAAAGAAGCTAAGATTAAAATTATCATAGGATAAGTCATGTCAACTACTCAACTAATCGATGCATTGCATAAATCTGCAGGAAATGTCTTTGAGACATATAAAAGAACACACATACATCATGTCAATGTCGAAGGACCAACATTTAAGCAAGATCATGATTTCTTAGGTGAATTATATGAGCAGTTCAATGAAATATTTGATACGATTGCTGAACTTATCAGGATAGAAGATTCAATTTTCAAATACGATTTCGAGAATCTTTCTGTAATCCCTGATGATTTCTCTTCTTCAGATAGAACAAAGATTTTTAACGATATCTTGATGTGCATTGATCTGTGCGTTGCTTCTCTCTATTCTTCACATGAAATCGCAGTGAAAATGAACTCAATAGGAACTTTTACTACGATAGAAACGATCATAGAAAGCCTCAAGAAGACCAGATGGATGGTCAAATCTTCTATCTGATATTAATCACTAAATACTATTGGATTAATCCTCTACAATCATTTCTAGAAAGGAAATATAATGCGTTCAGAACAAATTTTTACAACTCTCGTTACAGCTAATACGCCTGCTGCTTCGACATCTGGTTTCATCCCTACAAACTATGAAACCCGCACTGTTCAAGTAACAATCGATCCAGCTCTTACATCGGCTACGGTCGTTATCGCTGGTTCGAATGATGGCATCGGTAAAGTTGCTCTTGGTTCTTTTGCCCTTACATCTGCTGCTAATAGTGATGGTCTGGTACTCAATGCTCCAGTTAACTGGAAATATGTGGTTGCTACCATTACAGCTTCTGTCGGTACGGGTAACGTCTACGTTACCACTACTTCTGCTGAAGCGTTCAAGGCTTAAGAATTTAAGTCTGTAAATACTTCACACGAAGTCTTTAAATTCAATGGGGCTTCGGCCCCATTTTTATTATCTAGGAGAAATACATGGATTGCCCTTACACTAAGCCTGCTTATTTGAATGAACACGATGCCAAGAATTGCTATGCAACTAATCGCGGCTGGGTAATTCTTAAGCCACATGGCAAATACGACGTTATCGAGTCTATTATGGGACTCGATGACAAAATCAAAGCATGGGAAAAAGAAAATGGTGTTGATACGCCAGTGAATGATATCCCTGAAGAGTTCAATCGTTCTGTCAAGAAACTCAACAAAACGATTCTTGAAGAAGAACTTGAACATGTGCATGTTCGTCTTGCTAATCTGAATGAAGAAATTGCAAAAGTAGAAGAAACGCTTCCTGTTCTTGATAAAGTAGCTGTAGAAAAGATTGTTCCAGCAAAGAAGGCAGCTAAAGTAAAGAAGGAAGAACAGAAGGAAGAAACGAAGGAAGAAATTGTCAAGTCAGAAGTGACTCAATTGGACGATTCTTCATCATTCGATACAGATCTTGAAGGAAACGACAATGCTGAGTAATTCTTCCGATAGACTCTTCGGCGGAGTCAACGGAGATATCGCCGACATCTACACAAAGATGAAAACAAAATTAGTTGAATCTTCGACTCCTGTATCTGTATCAGATGTTGATCAAAAACCTAAAGATGGCGAAGAACAACTTGATGAAGTTGGCTGTACGAATATCGATAAGAAACTTGAAGAAACATCAATCGTTCAAGAAACCCAAGATTATCATACTTTCATGAAACGTGAAGATTTTGATAACAGAGTCAAGGAACTTGGTCTCGAAGCAGAAAAGGATGGTAAAGATCATCTGGAGATCAAAGACAAAGCTGGTGATATGAAAGGTTGGTGGAACGATCATACTGGCGTAGGATACATCAGAAAAGAATGTTGTTCTCCTATTTCAGAAGATATCTACGAAGATAAAACTGGAAGAGATTCGCTTCCAGCAAAGAGAAAGTTTCAAGTCCACTACAAAGATGCTAATGGCAATCTTCAAAAGGTCTGGAAAGAAGCACATTCACCTGCTGGTATCTATCGTTCTTTCCTTAAAGATCCTCTGCACAATGGACCATATGCAGAAAATGGATGTAAACTGATCGACATCAAGCATAATGGCGAATCCGTTATGCCAGAAGCAAAGAATGTTGTTCATGGAGATCTATATCTTGGCGAACACCATGAAGAAACGATCTCAGAAGAATACAAGGCGCTTGATCAACAAGACCAAACAACTCATACTGAATCTGGTGATTTCACCAATGATGAAATGATGAGACTTGCTGTTCAGACTGCTGCTAACAGAGCTAAAGAATCTGGTACTCATTACCACGATGAAATAATCAAAGAACTTGGCGATTTGGGGCTTGATCCAGGTAGACATGCTACTCATTGTGATCTGGATCAAGCTGTATGTGGAATGACAAATGGCAAATATACATGTCATGCCGAATATGGTACGGATCATGCGAATGGTTGCTTGAAAGAATCGATCGATCCAGATTCGATAGCTGATAGAAAAACTGGATACGGTTATATTGGTGATAAGAAAATTGTACATCTTAATCCAAATGATAACGCACATTGGAAAGCTATAACTCAAGACGACGAATCTCGTATGGATGGTCCACATTCTACATGGTATTCAATTGATCAAGGGCGTACACATCGGATGGTAGATACTCATGACAATTACAGAACGGCATTGGTACATCTATACGCTGGTGAACATCATGATATTCCATTTCATGAGTCTGTCGACGAAAATCTTGATGAATCAGTCAATCAAGAATTAAAGAACAAGATCGAACATTATGTTATGAAACTCAAACCAAAAATTAGAGAATTTAAGGATAAGTATGGTGACGAGGCTGAATCTGTAATGTACGGAACAGCTACTAATCTTGCTAAGAATGATCTAGGGATAAAGGAATAATTAAATGGCAGATATTACAATTTCAGGAATGACAGCCGCGACAGCTTTTGCTGGATCGGCAATTGTTCCGATCGTAGATGCTGGGTCAAATAAAAAGGTATCTGCTGCAACTCTGTTTGCAAACATCCAAGATCCTGTTGTTATGAATTCTGCATCAGAGAACAATGACACCATCATCAAGGGACAAACCGATCCAGCGCTTGTTTTTGTGAAGGCTAGTACCAATAGGGTCGGAATCTCTACGAATGCACCAGGAAGTCTTTTAGACGTTGATGGAGACCTTTCTGTCAACGGACCTGAGTATAACAAGTCATTCTCGACACAGACATCATCCGGTGCAGTTGATCTGACAACAAGAACTACCATCGTAGACGCATCAAGTCCAATTGTTCTCCAGATAGGAGCAGGATTAGTTGGACAATATAAGTCTATCTATCGTAAGAGTTCTGGATCACTTACATTGAATGCTGTTGGAACGACAATCATTGGAGGTTCAACGATAACGTTTACTTCTGCAGGAGCTGCTGTTAATTTGCAGTATATCAACTCCGCGTGGTATATCAATTCAGGATTTAACGTTACATTAGCATGATTTCTATCCCGATGAATAAAGAAGAATTCTACATACAAGCCATAAGACATTATGACTCAACTTGTATATCCATGAAAGAATTCAAGAAAGATTTAAGATTGATTAAGAAAATTCATCGGGAATTGGAATCTTGGAGAGAAGGAAGAGATGTGAACCTCAGATCTCTTCTGAACATGTTCCTTATCACATTCAATCAATTCGGGGATGCCGCTTCTTCCCTGTTGTTCTATCAAATGAACAATGAAGATATTTCTTTGGCATGTCACTTCATCGTAAAACTTGGACGTCGTAACTTTCTCATTGATTCTATGCAAGTAAATATTGATGAGAAACTCCTTGAAGAGTTGTTTAAAATTTAAGGGAACACACGATATGTCAGAACCAACTTCATCCTTCGCTATTGTTTGGAAAGTCTTAGTTAAGCTCTTTCCTTCGATAACTGGATCATTCATAGCTGTACTCACAATGAAATATTCTGATACAACTACCAAGAAAAAAATGTTTGCTGCTCTTGTTGCTTTTGTGACAGGCATAGCAATGTCACATTTTGTAGGCGAAGCAATCATAGGATACTATCCTGGGTTGCTTCCTGTCACGCAGGATGGTATAAAATTTGCTCTTGGTATTTTTGGATTAACTCTTATCAACAATGTATTGTCTGAAGTTGGGCCTTGGTTCCTATCGCTCAGAAAGAAAATATTTGGAGCAGAAAATGTCTGAATTTATACTCGTACTAACATTTGTAATGACTTTGATGATTCCTGTGATTGCCATAATCGCTGAATTATCACATACGACGCCTAATTCCGTTAGTCATTCGATCGTACGAAGTATCATATGCTTAGCTTGCATAGTATTTCTATCTCAGATTATCCAACCATCATATAAACCTTATATCAGTCATTTTCTATCAATAGGATTTATTTTCATTGTTTCTTGTGCTAAGTTATATCTAGAGCTGAACGAACATACAGTGAATAAATTTATCTTTAGAGACCATAAGAACGATCGAATCGAATCATGATAAACAAAGACAAACAACGTAATCTCTGTAATAAGCTTATCGTAGAATCATGCGATGATATGCCATATGGACAGATGATTTCTGCTATCAAGCATCATATCATCGAATCAAAAGATGTTCCTATCATCAGGAATACAGCAAATGCTCTGAATTTTCTTTCTTCGATATCAGAAGATGTTTCATTCAAGACTCTAGATAAACATATCAGCTCATACAAGAAGCTCAACGAGTTCATCTTGGAGAATAATCTCAGATTTCCTCTTGAAGAAATGGTTGTCGAAGAATTTGTGAAATCTCTGACTGAAGATGAAGGAACTGTTGCAGAACCTGCTCCTACAAATACAACATCTGGAGTTGCTAAGGTCGAGTTACCGATTGATCAAAAGCCTATCAAAAGAAAACAGCCAGTAGATCTAGAATGATAGAAGAATGAAATGACAACATACCTAGATTTAGATCTAAATTTTACTCGTCACCCAATGACGAATGATGTATCAAAGAAGGCGGATGTTTCCGCCATTTTTACTTCTTTGAAGAATTTAGTCAAGACAGCTAACTTCGAAAGACCTTTTCATCCCGAGATAGGATGTCAGGTACATTCTTTGCTCTTCGAACAGATGACATCGTCTGTCATTGCATCAATACAACGCACAATTAAATATTCAATAGAAAATTTTGAGCCAAGAGTAGAACTCATATCAGTCGTGGTAACTCCTTCTGATCACAGAATATTAATCGATCTGACATTTCGAATTTTGGCTCTGAATGTTGTACAGACAGCCAAATTTGAATTGGAGAGAACGCTTTGAGTAATTCACTATTAAGAGTTTCTGAATTAGACTTTGATACAATCAAAGCTAATCTGAAAGCATTTCTCAAATCAAAAGGTCAATTCACAGATTATGATTTTGAAGGATCTGGTTTAGCTGTTCTGATTGATGTTCTTGCTTACAATACACATTATGAAGCAATCGTCGCGAATCAGATTGCCCAAGAGCTTACACTGGATACAGCAAGAAATTCAACAATCGTAGGTCTGCACGCAAAAAGACTCGGATACACTCCCAGATCATACAGAGCTGCAAGAACACTAGTTGACATAGAAGTCATCAATCCAGTAAACTCTCCTGCTACATTGACATTAGGCAAAGGTGCATCGTTCATTTCTTCGACAGATGGATCAAGTGTATCATTTACCAATATTGTTCCTCAAACGATAAGCAAAGATTCAAACAATAGATATATTTTCAGAAATGTAGAAATTCTTCAGGGTACAATGAAGACTTTCAATTATGTCTATTCGTCGACTGATAATCAGACAAAATTTGAAATTCCAGATGCGACAGTAGATACATCTACATTGCGCGTATATGTTCAAAAGAGCACAACGAATGCATCTCAGATCGAATACTTCAAAGTAGATAGAATAACGAATGTTAAATCGACATCGACTGCTTACTATCTACAAGTTAATCAAAGTGGAAAATATGAAGTTGCGTTCGGTGATGATGTTCTGGGCAAATCTCCTATAGATGGCAATGTAATCAGATTAGAATACGTTATCACAGATGGATCATCGGGCAATGATCTGAGCATCTTCTCTTTCAATGATTACATCGAAGGAAATTCAAATGTTGTCCTGACTGTTGCGTCGAAGACATACGGTGGATCGGAATCCGAATCGATTGATTCGATTCGATTTAATGCATACAAAAATACGATGACGCAAGATAGAGCTGTGACCGAGACGGATTATGCTGACCTTGTCTCGAACATCTTTCCATTGGATTCGATTGCTGTGTGGGGAGGAGAAAGAAATGATCCTCCTGTATATGGAAAGGTTTTCATATCAATAAAACCTCTGGATTCGGAATCGATCTTGACAGAGACAAACAAGCAAGAAATCAAGCAAGCGCTGAAAGAATCAAAATCAATCGTAACAGTAAGCCCTGAATTTGTTGATGTCGAGTATCTCTATATCGAACCAACGTCATATGTCTACGTTGATGATACGAAAATGAACACTACTGTTGATTTCATCAGAACTTCTGTAATTTTAGCTGTACAAAACTTCTCAACTAATACTCTAGAGAAGTTTGAGAAAGTTTTCCGCTACTCAAAATTCAGTAACGTGATTGATGGAGTAGACGACTCGATCCTATCAAATATCACATCGATAAAAATCACCAAGAGATTCAATCCAACTACAGGTGTTCAAGATTCTTGGATAATCAGATTCAATAATCCTATCTCAAAAGGATCTTTCTCGTCTACTGCTTTCAAATTCCAATCAAGTGACTTTGATTTATTCTTCAATGATAACAATGGTGTTCTTCAGGTAACTTACCTGGAAAATAACATCAGAAAAGTTTTGATATCCAATATCGGAAGTGTAGATTATTTGACTGGTATTGTCAAGATCGATTCTGCTCTTTTTCAATCATATACAGGAAATTACATAGAGCTAACTTGCATCCCAGCTTCGCCTGACATCATATCTCTGAGAAACAGCATTGTTCTTATCGATCCAGATAAGATTGTTGTATCTCCTGTTATCGAAAGTCAGAATTTCTCAAATCATCAATTTGCTATAACTAGATAAACCATATGATAGAATCTAGTGCAAAAATTAAAAGAAAACATCTAGTCAAAGAGCAAGTTCCTGCTTTTGTTGTAGAGGAACATGCAACCTTTGTTGCATTCCTAGAAGCATACTACGAATTCTTATCGGAGAAGCAATTTGTCACATCAGAACGTCTGATTGACTATTTGGATCTGGATAACGTTCCATATGAATTCTTGACATATTTTTGGGATGAGATCAAAGAAATCCCAGGTAACATTGCTGTTGATAAGAGACTGCTTTCAAAACATATCAGAGATCTATATGCATCAAAAGGTAGCAGAAAGTCTATTCAGCTTTTGTTCAGAATCTTATACAACGAAGATATAAAGATTTACGAGCCAAAAGATGATATGCTCAGGGCGTCTGATGGTAAATGGAAAGACAGAAAAATAATCAGAACAAAGGTTCCTGTCGGTACCGATCTCAATTCTCTGATTGGAAAAAAGCTTCATCAATTCGATAACTTCTCTAATGAGTTATCTCAGTTCATTGTTGCTTCGATTACTTTGGTAAACATACAAGGATCATTTGTTCATGTTGAGATAACTCCATCTTCTCTTATTGGGATCATCTATCAAGATCTCCCTTTATTCAATTCCTCGCGCAATATTTCTCTCACCATAGTACCGACATTCAACGTCGACAAATATCAGCACAGAGGGGCTCTATACAAGTCTGGTGATGTGTTCTTTGCAGGAGACATTCCGTGCTATGTGGAATCCGTTGGATCTGGTTCGATTGATGGATGTTTCATCATTGATGGAGGATCTGGTTATTCTGCTGGCGATCTTTTGTATGTTAATGAAAATGGAACTGGTGGATCTGATCTTTCAATTTTCATCAAAGAAGTTGGATCATCCGGGAACGTCAGAGAGTTGATAATCCTTAACAATGGAAGAGGATATGAATTCCTTCCAATAGTTGAAGGAAACGGAACCGGAAACTTTCAACTATATTCATCTTCTGTCGGTAGAGTGTTGAAGTTGAATGTCAAAGAACCAACATCAAATAACCTCCCAATCAATGTAAATTCTAGATGTATTGTAAATTCTTCTTTGGGATTTATCCCAGGAGAAAATCTATTCAAACTATCTGATAAAATAACGAATGAAAACGGTATAGCTATTCTATCGGAAAACGGGATTAGAATCATACTAGAAAATCAATCGCCTGTTTCATCTATAGGCAAAGTGAATTCGATAGAATCAAAAAATGTTCTATTGGTAAACTATAATTTTGGATCAGGTAACTTCTTATCTGAAGATGGGCAAAAGATTTTTTCAGAAGATTTGAAATATATTTCAACCGAATCCAATACTGTAGAATTAGGAAAGTATACAGTCACAGGAGATGTATCTGGAACGATCGCATCTATTCTTTTTGTTGATCCATGTAAGATCAGCACAAAGATGGATTCAATATTCACGATATCTTCTACTTTCGTAGGAGAAGATGGATTTGTATCACAATTGAACAAGAGAGTTCAAGACTCTCTATTTTATCAAGATTTTTCGTATGTGATTCAATCTGCTCAATCATTCGACACATACAAGAACATCATGTATAAGTTAATCCACCCAGCTGGATTAGCTATGTTCGGTGAAGTCAATATCAACACTTTCGTATCAACTGTAGAAGACAGAATCAAGAAAGGATTTGATGATTTTGTACAGTTCACAGAAAAAGTATTGAGTATCACCACATCTGTTCAAGATAGCACTACGCGAATTCAAACACAATCGATATCTTCGCTAGGATCGACGTACGAGTTCTTAGATAAGTTCAAATTTATGTTAGGATCTTCGTATGCTGCAGATACATTCGGAACTGCTGCATCACAATTATTCAACAGAGAAACAACAGCTGATGGAGATGGGAGCTGGAAAATCGAAGACTTTGCGAATGTGAAGTTCACGGACATCTATGTATACGATTCTGATTATTCATATGAGTATCCGTTGGTTCTAGATGGATCATTCAATCTAGATGGATCTCAAATACTGAGTGGAAATAGAATTCTTGATATATCGGATTCGGCAGGAAAATATAGACCAACCAGAAGAAGAGTCCAATATACGCATGGTGTGGAACTTAGGATAGCTCCATCATATCCAATCATAGAAGATTTGTTCTTGTTGGATGATGTTTCATTCGTTCTTTCAGCCAGACCACAAGAAAATGTATTTCTTGTAGATGCGACATCAAAAACAGCAAGTTATATGTTCAATCTATCCGATTCTGTTGCATCGGTTGATAACATTTCTCCATTATATAGCTTCTTGAGAAATCCTACAGATTCTTTGACTGTTTCTGAATCTTTAAATATGACATTTAGTAGATATGAAACAGGAACACTGACTGTTGTTGATGCGATCTCTAGAGTTGGATTGGATGCGCCGAAAGACTCTACATCAATTATAGACACAGTTACTTGGATCATATCATCAGCAGTAAGTATTAACACAAATCAATTAAACACAGGAACGATATAATGTCAACACAAGAAAATATCAAATTATCTGGTCAGATTCATGCTGTCCTATACGATGCAGATGGAAATGTCAAAAATGATGTTGATGTTAGCAATCTAGTTGTTACGACAGGCAAACAATTCTTTGCTAGCAAGCTTGTTGGTGGATCAGTTGCCGGCATTTCTCATATTGCTGTCGGAGCCGGAACAACTGCCCCAGATGTTACTCAGACTGCGTTAGTTACAGAAACAGCACGCGTTGCAATTTCATCTGGAACAGCAACAGGTGCCGTGATTACATATGTGGCAACATTTGGTCCAGGCGTAGGAACAGGAGCCATCAACGAATGTGGTATGTTCAATGCTTCAACTGGTGGTACTCTTTTTGCAAGATCGACTAATGTGGTGCTGACAAAAGGCGCAGCTGATACTCTTGCTTTGACTTGGACTATCACTCTTAACTAATAGAAAGAAGTTATGGAAAAAAGATATTTTTCGAATAACGCTTCTACGACTCTTGTAAGTGATTCGGGATCAACCATCACTGTATCCAACACATCTTTATTTCCTTCTTCGTATCCTTTCTTTGTAACATTAGAGAGTGCTTCTTTAGTAAAAGAGATCGTCAAAGTAACTAGCCTAGCATCTGCTGGTGTGTGGAATGTAGTCAGAGCACAGGAAGGAACTACTCAGGTTCCTTTTGTTGCCGGTAGTAAAGTAGAACAGCGCATTACAGCTGGTACTCTGAATCAACTCGTATCTGATAAAGCAGAATTATCTGGAAGCAATTTCACAGGACCAGTTGCCGTTATAACAGATGCTGCTGGAACTGTTGCATTGACTGGTACAAATTCTGGAAGTTTACGATTTGCTAATACTGGAAATGTTGTAACATCTTCTATATCTGCTGCTACGAGAGAACTAGATATCGTAGTTGAAGGTGATAACACAACGATCAATAAATTCAGTGTGAAGTGTACATCAAGCGCTGTGTCTTCTCAATCGATGGAGTTTACTAACTCTTCTTCTGGAACAGGACTTCTTGTAATTGGGAATCGTTCTGTGACAACCAGATTGGCTATTGGAAGCGTACTGCCTTCTATTGATATCGGACCAGTCTGGCATGATTCGTATAATCAATGGATGACATGGCAGACTTTCAATGCTAATGGAGCAAATTATACAGGATATGCTTCAACGAATATTGGTCAGTTCATAACGGATGTTGTTACATCAGCTAGAACTGGTCTTATTGCAACTGGTGTTACGTCTCTGTCAAAGACAACATATGCTGCTCTTTGGAATTGGGCATTGCATAATGGACATGTGGTTGCTCTGGCATCATGGACTCAAGGAATCTATAAATTTGCAGATAATGGAGATGGAACTTTCAGAATACCCGACCTCAGAGGTGGATTTATTCGTATCTGGGATAATGGTAGAGGATTAGACTCCGGAAGAGTTTTTGGTACGGATCAAGGACCATCAGCCGGTTATTTCTTTGTGAATTACAATCTCGATGATGGAGACAATTCATTAGGATCTTTCAAATCTATAACGAATTTCCAATTACAAAATGTTCAATTTGGTAATGGATTATCCGGAGCAGCTAACATTTGGATCACACCAGACGACACACGTCCAAGAAATACATCATTGGCTGGATACATACAATTCTAATTGAAAGAAATCATGACAACTATTTTATATCACTACGATCCAATCACCGGCGAAAAAGTTAACGAAACGATTGCTGAATTATCTCCTTTAGATAATGCTCCGATGTTGATGTCTTTTTCTACGACTAAGATGCCACCTGTTGCCACAACAAATCAAAGAGCTGTATTCAGAGATACATCGAACAATGTTCCTCTTAATTCAAAAGATGGAAAATGGAAGATTGTAACAGATCTCAGAGGACAGTCTTATTGGCTTCCTGACAGAACAGGCCATATCATCCAAAACATAGAAGAAGAGTTTCCTAAAGGATATTCTCTCACAGAACCAAATCAAAGTCTCGATGATCTGAAGAAACTTAAATGGTCTGAGATAAAGCTAGAACGAGATAACTTCGAATTTGGATCTTTCATATGGAATTCGCATGAATTTGATTCAAATCAACTAGCTAAGCAACGTATCATCTTAGCAGTTCTTGGTGCTCAGATAGCGATCCAAAATGGAGCGACTTGGAGCGTCGATTGGACATTAAAAGATAATACTCAGATCACGTTATCTGCTAGTGATATTATTCAAGTCGGTCTTGCTATGGGAGCACATACAGAAGAAGCTTTTACTCATGCAAGTGCGCTTAAAACATTGATCGAATCATCTAAAACAAAACAAGAATTGGATAACATCGTATGGTAAACATCAGACGTATTTTATTTGGATTGGTCATCGCGGCAGCTTGTTTGATCGGAGATATCATATCTTTCTTATGGATGATATGCGCTTTGATTATTAATTCTCCAAGATACTGGAACATAGCTCTAGGGAAAGATCAAACATTCAATGCTGCAATTGGCGGGAAACACACAGAAACTCTATCGCATAGATCAGCAAGGGCACAAATCAGAGGAGATAAATGGGGATGTGTTCTATGTAAACTTCTTGATTATATAGAGAAAGATCACTGTAAGAAATCTCTGGATGCAAACGAATAAAAGAAAGAAGCCATGACAGCAATCGTAACTACAAATCTAAGATTAAAGAATTCATCATACATCAAAGGTATCCTATCAGATCCAGCGAATTCTTTATATCTCTTCATTTCAAAGCCAACCCATTGGGCTGATGATAATTATCCAGACACTCCCACTGACTCCGTTCTGTTTGAGCAGAAAGTCAGAGATGAAATGATAACACTCAGGAAGATATCTCCAACTGAAGTGACTCAATCAATTTTCAGAATCGATTGGACGTCGGGTAAGTTCTATGATATGTATCGAGATGACTACGACGGAGTTAAGCTGAATGGTGTTGATTTGGATACAGGAGTTGCAGTTACAAAGAACGGATTAATAAATGCTAACTATTATGTAATGACAGACGAATACAACGTCTATAAGTGTATTTCGAACAATAATAGAGCAGCTTCTACATTCAAACCAACCGGAACTTCTACGTCGATATTTTCCACATCCGATGGATATGTATGGAAGTTCATGTATTCCATCAACTCGGCTGATGCTCTGAGGTTCGTTTCTACAAATTTTATTCCAGTGCAATCTGTTTCAACGAACCCAGGAGCATCATCATCATACTACAATCAGTATCTTGTTCAATCTTCTGCGATATCAGGAAGACTTGATGTAATCGAAATCAAATCTGCTGGGAATGGATACAATCCAAATACGTCTCTGCCCGTTGCTATCATCGGGGACGGAACAGGAGCAACAGCAACAGCAGTTACTGATAACAATGGACAAATTTCATCGGTCACGATTACAAACGGCGGCTCTGGATACACATATGCTATTGCAACTGTAACAGGAACAAGCGCAAATGCAGCTGCTCTAAATTGCATTATTCCTACTCTTGGTGGACATGGATCAAATCCAGTCAAAGAATTGAATGCTGTATATGTAACGATTTCAGGATCCATCGGAGAAGATCTATCTGATGACACAATTAAAGATAATCAATATAGAGTGATTGGTTTAATCTTGAATCCTCATGTATATGGGACTCAATCTATTTTGACATCGCAGACAGCCAATGCTTTGAAATCAATCGGAATTTCCGGATCGATTTCCGGAACATTCTCAGATGATGAAGATCTTCTTTCTATCGGAACACCAGCTGCTAGAGGTAAGTTCGTTACATGGGCGTCTGCTTCTAAGACTCTGAAGTATATCAGGAACAAATCAAACATTGGACCAGATTTCGCTGTTTCACAGTCTGTTACAGGAGCAACATCTTCTGCAACTGGAATTATAACATCTATCATAAATCCAGAAGTTGATGTTAACTCTGGAGATCTAATATACGTCGAAACAAGACGACCCGTTTATAGATCAATTTCTCAGAAAGAAGAAATGAGAATCACAATCGAGACTTAAAATGACAGACTTCAAATCAGGATACAATGGTAATGCGAACCTCAAGCAAGTCGGAGAGGTTATTGAATTCACGCCAGAGCAAGTAGCAGAATATGTCAAGTGTGAATCTGATGTAGAATATTTCTTGGAAAAGTATGCCAAGATTGTTTCTCTTGATGATGGTGTTGTGCCGTTCAAACCTTTTCCATATCAGAAAAGGATTCTGAAAGCTTTAGCTGTCAATAGAAAGATCCTGGTAAAGCTTTTTCGTCAAGGTGGGAAATCTTCAATCATAGCTGGATACTTTGCTTGGTATTGTTTATTCAAGGATAACAAGAATGCATGTATCCTGGCAAATAAGATGTTCACAGCCAAAGAAATCTTTTCCAGAGTGCAATTCATTATCGAACAATGTCCCAAGTGGCTTCAGCAAGGAGTCAAAGAATGGAATAAAACATCGTTTGTTCTAGAAAACGGAACTCGGTGTTTCTGTGCTGCAACTTCTCCATCTGCTATTTCTGGACAATCTGTATCACTTTTGCTTTGTGATGAGTTTGCGCTTCTCAAGGGAAATTTAGCAGAAGAATTCGTTGCATCTGTTTTCCCAACAATTTCTTCATCAGAGCAATCGCAGTTGATTATTGTTTCTACCCCGAAAGGAATGAACCACTATTACAAGATGTGGAAAGAAGCAGAACTTGGTTTGAACGGATTTGTTCCTATCGAAGGCAAATGGCAAGAGCATCCAAAGCGTAACCAAGCATGGGCGGACGAGCAGTTGGCTATTCTAGGACAAGTGAAATACTCTCAAGAAATCTTGACGAGCTTCATCGGTTCTTCGAACACCCTGATCGTCGGTGAGAAGATAGCCTCGTTACCGTTAAAACCCCCTACAGCAAGTTCTTTGGACGGCTTTAAGGCTTACTACCCTCCTGTCAAGAAAACGCCTTATTGCATGACTGTAGACGTTGCAGAAGGTGGTGGTGATGACTACTCTACATTCACAATCTTCGATATCTCAACTCTTCCATATAAGATTGTAGCAACGTACAGAAACAATAGAGTTCACACGTTGACATATCCAGAAGTGATAAAACACTATGCAGATATGTACAACGAAGCCTTTGTTCTTGTTGAGACTAATTCTTTAGGACAACAAGTCGCAGATGCTCTCTATTATGACTTAGAATATGAGAACATGTACATGTCTATCAAAGATGATGTTGTTGAAGGCTTTGGTGCTAGAATTATGCCAGGAGTCAAGACAACGAAAAAGACAAAATCAATTGGATGTAATACGATTAAGCTCATCATTGAAAGTGATCAGCTAGAAGTGAATGATTCTATGATCATTGATGAAATGTCAACTTTCACTCGTAAAGGATCGACATTCAAAGCAGACGATGGCAAAACAGATGATATGATGATGACATTAGTAATGTTCGGATTCTTGACGACAACCACTGCTTTCAAGAATTTGTTTGATTTTTCTTTGCGTCAGAAATTCATCAAGCAACAATTATCAGATGTTGAATCATCAGAACTTCCGATGGGATTTTTTGATGATGGCAGAGATGATACCGAAGAACGAAATATCTTGATTAGGTGGTGATATGAAAGAACAACATAAGCAATTCTTAGCAAGATATGGTTCTAAAGAACACATTGATGAGTTGGTGCATGATAAAGATCCGGATGTTCGGTTCAAGCTAACTAGCAATCCATCTCTTCATAAAGAACACATTGATGAGTTGGTGCATGATAAAGATCCGGATGTTCGGTTCAAGCTAACTAGCAATCCATCTCTTCATAAAGAACACATTGATAAGTTAGTGAAAGATAAAAATTTAGATGTTCGTTATAATCTAGCTGGAAATCCTTCTCTTCATAAAGAACACATGGATGAATTAGTGAAAGATAAAAATTTAGATGTTCGTTATAATCTAGCTGGAAATCCTTCTCTTCATAAAGAACACATGGATACGCTAGTGGACGATGAAGATAGAAATGTTCGTAAGAATCTAGCTGGAAATCCTTCTCTTCATAAAGAACACATGGATACGCTAGTGGACGATGAAGATAAATGGGTTCGTTGGAATCTAGCTATGAATACATCCCTGCACAAAGAACATATAGATAAGCTAGCGAATGATAAAGATGAATTGGTTCTTAACAAAATCAAAAATCATCCAAATTATAAATCTCCCTAAATAGTAAATAATTTTTGAACTATCTTCAACAAAAGGAACGACATGGCATATTTTTCAATCTCACCAGCCGTCGAATTTACCGAAACCGATCTGACGACAGGGATCACTCCTGTTGCATCATCAATTGGGGCTTTAGCCGGTGAATTTGAATGGGGTGCTGTTAACGACGTCACTCAGGTAACAAACGAGGCAGATCTGGTCTATTATTTTGGTAAGCCAAATAATAGCACTTACAATCACTGGTTTACAGCTTACAATTTCTTGCAGTATTCTTCTGATCTAAGACTTGTCAGAACAGCAACTGCTGGACAGAAGAACGCTGTAACATCTGGTACTGCTATTTCTGTAAAGAACATCCAAGACTGGGAAGCCAATTACGCGAATGGATCTGCCGTAGTAGGCATGTTCGCTGCTAAGTATCCAGGCATTCTAGGAAACAACATCAAGATATCTGTTGCTGACGCTGCTACGTTCAAAAGAACGCTATCAGGTACAGTATCATTGTCTGATTCAAGTAATACAATTACAGGAACTGGAACATCATTCTTATCTCAAGTTCAACTTGGTGACATTTTAACATTCAATGTTGCTGGATCGCCTGTAAGCGTAAGTGGATCTGCATTGACTTTATCTGTTACAGGAATCGTAAGCGATACAGAAATTACAGTATCTGATATTCCTGGAATTGCTGCTCCTAATGTAACTGCTGTAGCTACATGGGAATACGCATCGCAGTTCGCTGCTGCTCCTATTGACTCCGATCAAGCAGTTGCATCGGAATCGACTGGAGATGGTATGCATATCATCGTGTTAGATGCTACTGGTAAGATTACCGGAGTAAAAGGTCAGATTCTAGAAAAACTCGAAAATATTTCAAAAGCATCAAATGCTAAGAAATATGATGGGACCGTTTCTTACTACAAAAATGCTCTTCGTGAATCAACATGGGTTTGGTGGATGGATCATCCAATTCCATCCAATGTTACTTCTGTTGGATTGGATTTTGGCGATTCTACTGCTCCTGGTTCTTATAAGAATCTTGTGAAACCTCTGACAGTAACTCTTTCAGGCGGAGCAGATGGATATGGTGCTACTGATGGCGAACAAGAATCTGCAATTTCAATCTTTGCAGATGCACAGAAATACGATATTACTCTTTTGATGACAGGTAAGGTTTCTCCTACTGTTGCAAACTTTGCAATACAAAACGTTGCTGAAGTTCGTAGAGATTGCGTAGCTTTTGTATCGCCTGTGAATGTTTCAGATAATTCTGTGATTATTGGTGATACGTCGGATAACATCAACAAGATCGTTGCATTCCGAAATGCTCTTTCTGGTTCTTCTTACGCATTCCTCGATTCTGGTTTCAAATATCAATACGACAAATATAACGACGTATATCGTTACATTGCATTGAATGGTGATTGCGCCGGTGTTACTGCTCGTTCTATCTACACAAGAAATGAATGGGCTTCGCCTGCTGGTTTCAATCGCGGATCTGTTAAGAACGTAACTCGTTTGGCTATCAATCCTAACAAATCACAAAGAGATACATTGTTCCAAAACTCGATCAACTTTGTTGTATCGTTCCCTAACTCTGGACCAATTCTATTCTCTGATAAAACGTTGCTTGATCGCCCATCAGACTTTGATGCTATTGGTATTCGTTTGTTGTTCATTCTACTTGAAAAATCTATTTCGTCAAGCGCTAGATTCTTCTTGTTCGAACAAAATACAGAATTGACTCGTAAACTTTTCGTTTCGATGATTACACCATTCCTCAGAGACATTCAAGGACGTGGTGGTATTTCCGACTTCTATGTGGATGTTGGCTCGAATGTAAATACTTCAACTGTTATTCAATCAAAGACTTTTGCTGCGAACATTTATATCAAGTCTACGAAGTCTATCAGATTCATCAAACTCAACTTCATTGCTACGCCAGAAGGTGTTGCATTCTCTGAAATCACTGGTCAATAAGAGGTAAATCTAAATGGCAAATATTAGTGGCTTTCGCGCCTCGCTTAAAACAGGTCTTGTCAGACCTAATACTTTCCGTGTTGACCTGACATTTCCTGGGTTTGTTCCTACCGGAATCCAGGCTTCTCAGCTTGGTCAATTCCATTGCAAGTCTGCATCGCTTCCAGAAAGCACAATTCAACCTGTACCTGTCTTTTTCCAGGGCAGATCAATAAATGTTGCTGGTGAACGTGAATTCCAACCATGGACGATTGCTGTCTATAACGAAGACTTCACCGTTCGTGATTCGTTTGAACGTTGGATGCATGGTATCAATGATCTGGGCAACAATACTGGTATCGTTGCTCCTGCTCAATATCAAACCGATCTATTTGTGAATCAGCTTGATCGTGCTGGAGATGTTTTGAAGACGTATCGTTTGATTGATGCATTTCCTGTTCAAGTTAGTCCGATTCAATTGGACTTTGAAGCTAACAATCAAGTAGAAATATTTGAAGTAACATTTGCATACGACTATTATGAATCATCCGGCATCAATAGCACACTTAGCTTCTAAATGACCTGGATTTTATCAGATGGATCTATTATGAATGAATTACCTTCTGGGAAACCGGAAGGTTTTGTCTATCGTATTACAAATCTTGCTAATGGGAAGATGTATATCGGCAAAAAGAGCTTTTGGTCTTCAAAGACGATTGTTGTGAATGGGAAGAAAAAGAAGACTAAAGTCGAGTCTTCTTGGAAAAGCTATTACGGATCGAACGAAGCTCTCCAGACCGATGTGAAAGAATTTGGTAAGGAGAACTTCAAAAGAGAGGTGTTAAGTATTCACAAGAGTAAGTCATTAGTTTCTTACTACGAAGCCAAGTGGCAGTTTCAAGAGGATGCTCTTTTGAAACCAGACCAATACTACAACTCTTGGATCATGGTTCGTGTTAGAACCGCACACATAGCTGGAAAAGAATGAAATCATTTGATATAGTTCCTCTTTACAAACGAGATAAAGACAAGATTAATTCTTACATGGAAATGTTTGAATCGATGGGATTCTTCTATACAGATGTATTCAATGAAGATGAATACAAAGATTATCCTTATGAAATCGAAGGTCTTTTTATGAAGGAGCATAATTAATGGCTTGGTGGAATAATCCGTTTGGCTTCAAAATTCGTAAAGATCAAGAAGAAAGTGTTTCTTTCGTAACACCGAAGAATGATGATGGTGCGATTGAGCGCATATCATCAGGTGCTGGCTTCTATGGCTACAATTTTGGATTCGAATTTGTACCAAAGAACGAAGTTGAGCTCATCAACAAATACCGTGCTCTTCAAATGCTTCCAGAAATTGATTCTGCAATTGAAGAAATCGTTTCAGAAGCAATTGTCGCAGAAGGTCTTGATGAAGATATCATCAAGTTAAATTTGAATGTTGATGATGATGAAATCCCAGAAAACGTCAGAGAAATCATATGCAATGAATTCGAAAATATTATTTCGATCATGCAATTCACATCAAAGGGACATGACATTTTCCGTCAATGGTATGTTGATGGAAGATTATACTATCATATCGTTGTAGATGAAGAAAATCTACAGGCTGGTATTCAAGAAGTACGTTCAGTCGATCCACGTAAGATGAAGAAGGTTCGCGAGATCCAGAAACATAAAACTGGACAAGGATTAGATGTCATCACAGATATCGAAGAATATTTCGTGTTCAACGATTCTGGTATTACAGAAAACAATGGAGTTAAACTTTCTGTTGACACTGTAGCATACACACCTTCTGGTCTACAAGACGAAAACAATCAAGTTATTTCGTATCTTCATAAAGCTATCAAACCTGCGAACATGCTTCGTATGATGGAAGATGCGATGTTGATATATCAGATGACACGCGCTCCTGATAGAAGAGTATTCTACGTTGATGTATCTGGTATGCCCAAAACAAAGGCAGAACAATATCTCAAAGATGTGATGACTCGTTATAAGAACAAGGTTGTTTATAACAGTGCTACGGGCGAACTCAGAGACGATAGACATCATATGTCTATGCTTGAAGATTACTGGATGCCGCGTCAAAGTAATGGTAGAGCGACTGAAATTACAACGCTTCAAGGATCTCAAGTTCAGGGACAAGCAGAAGCAATGGCAATGTTCAAAGACAAACTCGCCAAGTCGTTGAATCTACCTCCATCTAGATTACAAAATGACACACCATTTAATATTGGTCGTTCAATGGAAATTACTAGAGACGAAGTGAAGTTTGCAAAGTTCATCTCCAGACTTCGTATGAAGTTCTGCGAAACATTCTCTCAGCTATTACGTGTTCAATTAATTCTCAAAGGAATCATATCACCAGAAGATTGGAAGTTCATTCATTCCAAACTTCAATACGAATTCATCGAAGACAATAATTTCTCAGAACTTCGTGACAATGAAATTCTTGCTCAGAGACTTCAGATGTATCAAGATATATCTCCTCTTATTGGAACACACTTCTCAAACGATTATGTTCAAAAGAAAGTGCTCAGAATGAGCGAAGAAGAAATTGAAGAAGAAAAGAAGAAGATTGAAATCGAAAGAGAAGAGCAAATGGCTTTGATGAAGAAATATCCGAAGCTATATGGACCTGATGGAGTAAACAATGGATAAGATTAAAAATTTAATAGAAGCAATCAAATCAGAAAAAGATGTCGATGACACTTTCAATAAAGCGGTCTATCAGAAACTTGCTGAGAAATTAAATGAAAAGAAAAGAGAGATTGCAAAGTCTCTCTTTGGAAAGAAGACTGAGAAAGAATAAGATGATTGATTCAGCACGCCTGGCAAATGTTATCTTTGATCATGGTAAGAAGATACAACATACGGAATATTCTATGATTTGTGAAGAAATCGAATCCGATAAACTCACAATGAATTCTTATGTCATAGATTATAAGAGAAAAGATATGATCAACGGAAACATCTTCTTTTCTTTGAATGACGGAACAAGAATTCTTCTTAAAGAAGAAACGTTAAATACTATTACTTCATTAGATTTAGATAAAAA